TTACCAATTAGGTAATAATGCCTATCTTTAATAACCCAATCTTTTTCAAGATTAGCTTTTGTTTGTTTGTTTTTCATGATATAATATAATTAAAAAGTTAAAAGAATAGGGCGGACGAATCCGCCCATATCTTTAGTAATAAAATATAACTATTAGTTATATTTTTTGAATAATACAAAGTTGTTAGCAGCTTGCGTTACTAAACATCTTTCTGATAAATAATGAATCTCCATAGCATCAAGATCAGAAGTAGCAGCGCCACCTACTGAACCAGTCAACCAAGATTTCATTCTTCTATCATCTGTCTGAGAAGCTCTATATCTAACGTGTAAGAAAGGACGTCTAACGTTTTTCCCCATCATTTGATCATAAACAGACGAAGTTCCAGCAGGAACCATTACACCGTCTACGTCATCAAATAATCCACGAGTAGATTTATTATTTAGATATTTCCAGTCAGTTTTATAGAAGTCATAAGAACCTCTTCTAAAACCTGTGAAACCTAAATTTAAAGCCATTTGCTCAGAATTTTGGAATACACCATAAGCAGTACCACCTTGTGCTCCAGAAGAAATATTTCCTAAAGCATTATCAAGTTGAATAGAAGAATCTCTATTTAAGAACATCATGTTCTCTTCAATAGATCCTTGTTTATCAAGTTCTTTGATGATAACACCAAAGTCACTAATAACACTACCAGCGGTAAAAGGATCTTCTTCAGCAGCAGTAGCACCAGTGCCAAAAACACTATCAGCTACAATACCTCTTGAGGTAATAGCAGCGAATAAACCTTCAGTACCAGCGGTATCATCAGAAGCACCAACACCAAGTAGTGAATCAACACCACCTGAAGCTTTCGCTAATTCGCCTTCTACCATAGCCATTTCTAAATAATCCTCAAATCTTACTCTAGTATCACCTTCAGCTTTCATATACCATAAGTATCCACCTTGTCCAGCTTCACCAGAAACTTCAATCCACCCAATTTGAGCAGCATCAGATCCAGAAATCTCAAACTTATCTTTTAATATAATAGGTTTGTTTTTAAAAGTATCTACTTTTGGTTCTACAGCTCCTACCATTCCAGGTTGACCCTTTTTAAATTCAGATCCATAAACGAAGAATGAGCATGTGTTTGACCCACTATCAGTTGCAGTATCAAATCCACTAACAGCACCTACAGTTGCGCCTCCCGCATAAGGAATCGCAGTTAAAGTAGTATTATTAGCAGCTACAGCACTAACATAACATTTTATGATAGTTGGAGCAGCTTGATTATCTGACAAAACAATAGTTTGTCCCACTCTTACAGAGTGTGTTCCGCTACTTGCGATGGTGATAACACCAGCGTTTGTAACAGAGGCACCTTCATAAGCTAAATGAAGTCTACCTTGTTCTGACCAAATTACTTGATCAGAAGCCATTGGAAGTTCAGCTCCTACTAATCTTAAGAAAGAAGATACAGATCTATTACCATATCTTTCAACTTCAGCTTCGTAAAGCTCGGGCATATATTGTTGCGCCCATTGAGCAGAACTAGAATTTCCATGGAAGTTAATGTAATTACCCGCTACAGTGACCTTTTGCGCATAAGGCGTCAATTCAGGTACCGCAGGGATAGTTGTTGCAGTTACAGCCATTTTTTCTAATTTTTAATTGTTAATAATTTTTAAGTTTAACTTTAAGATTAGAACTATTATCTCCACTTACAACCCTTACTTTTATTCCATCGCCAGTATCTACCATACCATCAGATGTTTTTCTTGTTAAGTTGATGTTTTTAGCATCACTTGTCATCTGCTTTACGGCATCTGCTTTGCCTTGTTCATAAAAATGAGTTGCTAGTGCGTCAGGATTTCTTGCTGCAAACAATGACTTGTGATACCCAGGCGCATTTGTTAACATGTTACTGTTATCAATATATTTACTAAAAACTTTTAGTACGTCGTTCTGAGCTTCTTTAGTTTGCTTAGCATCTTTGACATTATAACGATATTTCTTATCCCCAACGTTAAACTCAAAACCTTTGAAGTTTTGGTTAAAAACAAGATCTGTTTGTTTGTTAAAATGTTTTAACTGTTTTTGATTTAGTTCTTGCACTTGTTCTTGCTCTTTATTGTAACGGTTAAAAAAGTCTATTGCTTTTTGTTGCTCTGGAGCTAAATTGGAGCCCAACCTGACCTCATCAAAATATTTTTGCTTCATAGTTTCCAAAGAGCTTCTAGCCTCTACAACCGCTTCTTTATAAGCAAGCTTTTTACGTTTAACATCTCTCGGCTCATCAACATCTTCATCAAAAGAGAAATTATCCTCTATTAAAAAATTTATTTCATCAGCGTTAAGATGTGGTTTAGTTTGTTGATAATAGCTTCTTAATAAATCACTATCTTCAACATTTGAATAATCCGCATTGAGTTTAACGTAATCCTCAAGCGTTCCACCAGTTTCTTTCATAAAGTTCTCGACTTTTTGTAGTTTTTCTGATAGTTCCATTCCTGGATTCTCATCAACAAGATTTTCTTGGACCTCTTGATCCGGTTCATTCTCGTTAATTTCTTCTAAAACAGGTTCTTCAGTGTTTTCACTTACAACCTCTTCATTTATTTCTTTTTCAACCTCTACTATTTCTTCGATTGTTTGCCCCTCGGCTGTTTTATCAGAGATTTTTTCGGTTTCGGTTTCTTGTAATTCTTTCCCGGCATCTTTTTCGTTTTTATCTAATTTAGTTAAATCTAATTTATATGTACCGTCTTCGGCGAAATTAGATGTAGGTTCTTCAACTTGTTTTTCTTCAACAGGTTGAGTTTCGTTTTTAGTGTCTTGAACTTCTTCAATCACTTCTTCTTTTTTGTTTTTTGCCATAATATAATATAATTGTTAATAATAGTTATCTTGGTTCAAATTGCTCTAAACCAAACCCACCTAAATTATCAAATCCGGCTGATTCGAAGTTTTTAGGTCCAGTATCTTTTTTTCTTTGTTCAATCAACTCACTTTGTTGAGTTGCTTGTAATTTAGTTCTTTTGTCTTTACGATCTTCTTTCATTCTATCTTTTCCATCAACGACTTGCATCTCCATCTCCTTAAGCTGTTTGTTTAATGTAAACTCATACGTCATTAATTCTTTTTTAATAGCTGCTTCTTCTTGAAGTTTTCTCATATCAAACTGCAATTGTGCTTGATTGATTTTAACTTTACTATCAGCTATACCTTGTTGTTTTTGTATCTCAGCTTGAGCAGCAGCTTGAGCAGCTTGAGCGTTAGATTGTGTTTGTGCTTGAATATTTTCCATTTGAATCTGTCTATCTAACTCTTGTTTTTTACGTCTTCTAAGTTTTAACAATTGATTAGCTAGTTTCAAGTTTTTAACCTCTCTAACATCAATTGCGTCTTCTAAATGAATTTGTTCTTTTTGAAGAGACATTTGAATATTATTTTCTAATATAGCTTTTTGCTCGTCATCTGGTGATAATTCTAGATAAATACCAAAATCATGTAAATGTAGTAATTTTAATTCATCTAAAGTACCTACATTAAATTGCCCTAATGAGTTTATAAAATTAGATCTAGTGTTAGAATATTCTAATACATCAGCTATTCTTAAAGATAGATTTTCTGCTATTTTCAATGTTAAATATAAACCACCTTGTAAAACATGTCTTGTCGCTGTGTTACTATTCGCGGCCGCTAGCTTCTGTACACCAACTAAAGCTCTTTCATCTGGCATACTACCATCTCTTGCTTCATTAAGTCCGGTTACATCACGCATCATTTGTAAATAGTAATTATAAGATTGTATTAAACTAGCTATTTTAGCATTACCAGAATTAGAATTAAGTTCTTGAATAGGCATTTTACCGTGATTAAAATCACCGTCTTGAGTCATTGATCTACCAATAACGCTACCTGTTTGGAAATACATGTTAAGCGCTTCTTGTGGATTATAATTAGTTCCATTACCTAAATCAATTTCTGCAAGGCCATCCGCATCTAAATAAACACCATCTGGTACCATTCTAGATAACACTTGTTGTAGTTTTAAATGAGTTAGTTGAATCATGTCAGCAAAAGTAGTCATTCTACCAACTAAAGATTCTGGTTTACCTCTATACATTCTAGGAGAAACAATATTATAACTCATATTTACCTTAGTAACATCAGAGTTTGGTCTAGTCATATTATTATTCATACCCCACT